AAAAGCGGTATTCCCTTTGACTTCGATATGGTTGTCATCGATGAGTTATCTTCTTTTAAGTCCTATGGTGCAAAGCGATTTAAAAGCCTTCTGAAAGTAAGACCATCTGTAAGAAGGATTGTAGGCTTGACGGGAACACCTTCAAGTAACGGACTTATGGATTTATGGGCAGAGTTTCGTGTCCTTGATTTAGGTCAAAGGCTTGGAAGGTACATAACCCACTACCGAAATGCCTACTTTGTACCGGATAAGCGAAATGCTGAGATTATCTTTTCATATAAGCCACTGCCGGGTGCTGAAGAAAGGATATACAGCCAAATCTCTGATATTACGATTTCCATGAAGTCTGCAGATTACCTCAAAATGCCTAAATGCGTCATAAATGAAGTGCCTGTGTATCTGAGTGAAAAGGAATGGATCATTTATTCAGATTTTCGAGATGAGATGGTTGCAAATTTAGGTGATGAAGAAATTGATGCAGTAAATGCGGCAGTTCTTTCCGGCAAACTCCTGCAGATGGCCAATGGTGCTGTTTATGATGATAAAAATAAGACACATCTTATTCATGACAGAAAACTTGATGCCTTGGAGGACTTGATTGAAGGAGCAAACGGTAAACCGGTGCTGGTTGCCTATTGGTATAAGCATGATTTGGAGCGTATTAAGAAGAGGTTTCCTGCTAGACAGATAAAAACATCGAAAGATATTGAAGATTGGAATAACGGCAATATCCCTATAGCCGCTATTCATCCGGCAAGTGCTGGACACGGTCTTAATCTTCAAAGTGGTGGTTCGACACTCATATGGTTTGGACTTACTTGGTCTTTGGAGTTGTATCAGCAAACCAATGCCCGCCTTTACAGGCAAGGGCAAAACGAAACGGTTGTGATACACCACATTATAGCCAAAGACACCATAGATGAAGATGTAATAGTATCACTTACGAGAAAAGAAAAAACACAATCCTCTTTAATTGATGCTGTAAAAGCAAAATTGGAGGTGGTGCGATGACCGACCCTTATGAGCAACTTGCAAATGCCATTATCCTGCAAGCTGTCAAGGATTATAGGGATGCACTAAACAAACTGAAAAAACGTCCCCGCTATGATCCTGCAAAGGACATGATAGCCGAGGTGGAGAGGTTCTTCCATTCTGATTGGTATAGAGAACTTACCTCTGTTGATGGGAATTTCCTAATTGAAAAATTAAGATCGGAGGTAAGAAGAGCATGAAAGTAAAGGAATATTTACACCAGGCTTATAGGCTTGATAAAAGAATACAATCTGACATCGAGGAAATGGAGAGCCTCAGAGAAATGGCAACAAGTGTATCATCACCAAGCTGGGATGAAAAAGTGCAAACTTCACGAAATACGGATGCCAAGTTTGTAAGATGTTTGGAGCGGATTATAGATTTGGAAAGTAAGATAAACGCCGAAGTGGATAACCTTGTAGCACTCAAAGAGCAGATAAGGTGTGTTATAAACGAGGTTGCAGACACGGATGAACGAATGGTTCTAAGGTATCGTTATGTGCATAACTTCACCTGGGAACAAATCGGTGATGAACTTAATGCCGACAGAACAACAGTTTATAGATGGCACAATGCAGCTCTTAACCATGTGACTCTTCCTAAAGATCCTATTAAAATATAGTTTGCACATTCTGCAACACTTTGCAACAAGATACCACAGTTGCATTTATGTTATTATATAATCAGCGAAATAGAATAGATTCAAAGCCTTGTGGGTTCGTCCTGCAGGGCTTTTTCTATGCCCAAAAGCGAGGTGAAATGATGCCCTACAAACCAAAGCGTCCTTGTGCTTATCCCGGCTGCGGTCGGCTTGCTGAACGTGAGCAATACTGTGCCGAGCATCAAAAGGCAATGGACAAACATTATAACCAATATGAGCGTGACCCTGTCTCCAACAAACGATACGGCCGTGCTTGGAAACGCATCCGTGACCGCTACATCAAGTCGCATCCTCTTTGTGAGGAGTGCGAAAAGCAAGGAAGACTGACTCCAGCTGAAGAGATACACCACATCCTCCCGCTCTCCAAAGGCGGAGGCAATGAGAGGAGCAATCTCATGGCTCTTTGTAAATCCTGTCACTCTCGAATTACTGCCGAGAACGGTGACCGGTGGGGGCGGTCAAATCTCTAAGACTTTTTAAAGCGGACAGCGGCGTGGGGCTTCGTGTGAAAAAATGCGGTTTCAAACGAGGGAATAGCCTGGGCCCTGCAAAGTGAGGTGATTATATGGCAAAAGACGGTACAAATCGAGGTGGCGCTCGTGTCGGTGCAGGTGCAAAAAAGAAACCACTGGCTGACAAAATCGCTGAAGGCAATCCAGGCGGCAGAAAACTGACCGTGATGGAATTTAATGATACTGCAGACCTTAAAGGCCTTGAGATGCCCGAGCCAAATAAAATGCTTGAGGCTATACAAAAAGACGGCAAGGCACTGGTTGCAGGAGAAATCTACAGAAACACATGGCAGTGGCTGAACGAACGCGGGTGTGCCGTTCTTGTATCACCGCAACTATTGGAGCGATATGCCATGAGCGTGGCTCGTTGGATTCAATGTGAGGAAGCGGTAACTGAATATGGCTTTTTAGCAAAACACCCAACTACGGGTAATGCCAAACCAACCGGTTGTGGATGGAGATATTCCAGATCGTCAAAGAAAACTGCACTGGTGAGTACAGTGGTGCTAACCCGCAGGACGATGTAATGGAACGTCTGCTCACAGCAAGGCGAGGAAAATAAATAAGATAGGAGAAAAATATGATTACTTATAAAACAGCAGAAAGTGTTTGTGTTGGGCATCCGGATAAGCTTTGTGACCTCATTGCTGATAATATTCTGGATGCTTGCTTGCGTAAAGATAAAGCTTCCCGTGTGGCTTGTGAGGTCATGGCTACTAAAGGTAAAATTATCGTGGCGGGCGAAATCACCTGCAGCGGTAAAGTGGATATCCGCTTCATCGTAAGAAATGTACTTCGAGAGGTCGGATATAATCCATGGAAGTTTGCAGTATTTGTATTTGTACATCATCAAAGTTCAGACATTGCGGCAGGTGTAGATACTGCACTTGAAGTGCGAAATGGTATCACTGACCCGTATGGTTCTATAGGAGCAGGTGATCAAGGTACGGTTTACGGTTATGCAACAAACGAAACCAGTAAGAACCTTCCCCTCCCAGTTGTGCTTTCTCATCGTATCGTAAAGCGTATTGATGATTGCCGTAAAGGAAAACTTATCAAAGGAATTCTACCAGATGGCAAAGCACAGGTTACTGTGGAATATGAGGACGGTAAGCCAAGACGTGTAAAAACGATTGTAGTATCAGTCCAGCATGATAAAGACAAAACCCAGGAAGAACTGAGTTCGGATATCCGAAATAATGTACTTTGGCAGTGCTTTGAGGATTTTCCATTTGATGATGGTACCGAAATTCTTATTAACCCCTCCGGAAGATTTGTCGAGGGTGGCCCTGCTGCCGACACAGGATTGACTGGGAGAAAAATTATGGTCGATACCTATGGTGGCCTTGCATCCCACGGCGGAGGTGCCCTTTGTGGCAAGGACCCGACTAAGGTTGACCGAAGTGGTGCCTACATGGCACGGTACATTGCGAAGAATATTGTTTGGAGCGGTCTTGCAGAAAAATGTGAGGTCGCTCTTTCTTATGCCATAGGAAAGGCAAATCCTGTGGCTGTTGATGTTACTTCCTTTGGTACAGGTAAGATCACCGATGATCAGCTTGCCAATATAGTGCAGGAAGTGTTTAACCTCAGACCTGCTGCAATCATTGAAAAACTACACTTAAGAAATGCCATCTATTCCGATACAGCGGTTTATGGACATTTTAATTCCAGTCTGTTCCCCTGGGAGAATGTCAATATGTACACAAATTTGAGAAAGGCGGCTGAATTATATGCAGATAGAAAAATTGAAAACTGAGCTATTGATTCCAGCCGACTATAATCCTCGTAAAGACTTGAAACCAGGTGACCCG